TGACAAGTCGTTAAAGCGTGCTGAATATGGTTGGGATTGCGATAGACCATCAACCAAAAATGCGAGCTTAGGGGGCGATGGCATTCACACCGAAAAAATGGGAGAGCGTTTCGTAAATCCAGCGGGTAGAAACCGCCGTTCTGTTTGGACGGTATCGACAAGTCCTTATAAAGGTGCACACTACGCTTGTGTAGACACTGAAACAGAAGCTCTAACAAGATATGGATGGAAAAAAGAATTCGAGCTTCAGGATGGCGATGAAATAGCTGTGTATAATAAAAATAAAGATACTTGGGAGTGGGGTAGGGCAAGGTTTTTCCGCTATAATTATAGTGGTAGTATGGTAAGTATAGAAAAACGAGAAACATCACAATTATTAACTCCTGAGCACAGATGTATAATTAGAAGAAGAATGGGTCACAGGGGGCGAGATGGCTGGGATATTGATGTAAAACAGGCTAAAGAACTGAATTCTGGATATGAATTATTATTATCTGCTGCATACGATGAATTGTTGTCCGAAGAGTCAACAATTGGAGTAACAATGTCTTCTTTACTTGGTTGGGTCGTAACGGACGGCGGAATTAGAGAAGATGGTTCTGTTAGAATATATCAATCCATATCGGCGAACAAAGAGAAATGCCAAAAAATACGGGAATTGTTAGATTCCTGCGGGGCAAACTACACTGAGTTTATTACAAAAAAAACATGGAAAGAAAGACCAGCCAATATAGTTACATGGACTATTGTTGGCACCATCGCAAGAAAAATAATTGAACTTGTGCCAAATAAAAAATTAACCCCCGAACTCGTGATGGGCTTATCTCTGGATGAGGCAATTTCTTTATTTGAATCTATTGTAAGTGGAGATGGATGTAGAAGATATGGCGGAAGAATACAAATCATTCAAAAAGATAAAACTCACATTGACATAATTCAGATGCTTGCCGTAAGACTCGGGTATAAAACAGTCCTTTCTCATAGAAAAGATGACAATTGTTATTGTCTTTATATAACAAGAAAGAAATGGTTAACACTGCGTGGGGCGAATGGCTCACATAATCCATTATTAAATAAGGAATATAATGGAATTGTGTGGTGTCCATCAGTTGATACAGGTTTTTGGATTGCCAGAAGAAATGGCAGGGTATTTATTACTGGTAATACCTTTCCACCAAAGCTTATTGAGCCAATGATACTTGCTGGATGTCCTTCTGGCGGGATTGTTCTTGACCCGTTTGTAGGGTCGGGCACAACAGTTATGGTGGCAAATCAGCTCGGTAGAAGGGGTGTCGGGCTTGACTTGAGCTTCAAATACCTGCAAGAGAATGCAAAAGAACGGATTGAAGCTATTCAGCCGAAAATATTTGCGTAGAAAAAGTGGTAATTCGTCACCTAATAAGGAATATGGCGAATTATGAAAGGAGTAGAAATGAAGCCAATAACTGAACAAAGGTGCGCATTTTGTCAATATAAATGTGGAAAACGGGGCGCATATAAACTTGAAATATGTGGGGAGGATTGGTTTTATTGCAGCGCTGAGTGTATTCGGCGCGATTTGGGAATTGATGATGAAAAATGGGCTGAAATTGAGAAGCAAAATTTAGCTCCTCTTTATAATAAAAGTGGGAGGTTTGTAGGAATGATCACGAATTTGACTGAAACAGATGGAGAGCACTCATGAAAATCATCCAATACTATGCCGACGAACTTGACAAATGTCCTGAGTGTGGCGAATCAGATTTCTATGAGCTTTGGAGCGGGGACGATGAAGACGCAGAGCTTGAAGGATTAGTTTGTAAAAAGTGCTGTAAGTCTTATCCGACCAAGAAAAATTACTTAAGACATCGGCGCAAAACAGACAAAAATTTCGGTAATTATAACATTCCTTACTGAGTAGAGGGGTATAATGCAGCCAAGCTACTGTTTGACTTGTTCAAATTGGAAACGGCTGGACGATCCATGTGTGGGTGTATGCAAAAAGCTACACGAATATCGGTTCCAGCTTGAGGGCGAACATTGCGAGTTATATGAATTCTGCGAGGAGCGCGAAATAAAAAGTCCAGGATACATTCCGCCACCCCAAAAATACAGAAACAGGGGCGAAGATGTGAGAATAATTGAGCAAAATGCTGAAAAAATCAAGGTTTGGCATAAGAATGGTAAAACATTTTATTGGATAGCAAAAAGCATTGGTATACCACCAAAAAACTCAACCTCAATCTCACGATGGTTGAAAAAACATGAAGAGGTTAGCGGATGACAAATCAATTGTATTTAGGTGATTGTCTTGAGATATTAGACACGCTTGCAGAAAATAGCGTTGACACCTGCATAACTGACCCACCTTATGGTTTGGGATTTATGGGTAAAGAGTGGGACACGTTCGATAAGTCGCAATTTGGCATTGCTGGCAATGAGGGAGAAAATGACTTAAAAGTAAAAAAGAATTTCAAGGTTTTGCCTCGTTATAACAACGGGGCTGGATTGTATGACTTTACATTGCAGTGGGCAACCGAAGTATACCGAGTTTTGAAGCCAGGCGGATTGTTGCTGGCATTTGGGGGCACGCGCACATATCACCGCCTTGTCTGTGGGATTGAGGACGCTGGGTTTGAGATAAGGGATACTGTCGGCTGGGTATATGGGTCAGGGTTCCCTAAATCACTTGACATTAGTAAGGCAATTGAAGCCAAAGTGCAAACTGGTAAAAGCTCGCCTCTTGCCCAACGCAAAACAGCTATGGGCGCCGATTACAGACCAAGCCCGCTTGCTGGAACGCCTAATTATGGCGTTACTGGCAATTTTATTAATAAAGATACGAACTCACTGCCAATGCAAATCTCTGCCCATGAAGCTCAACTCTGGGACGGTTGGGGCACAGCTCTCAAGCCCGCAATGGAGCTTATTGTGGTTGCAATGAAGCCGTTGGACGGCACATTTGCCGAGAATGCCTTGAAGTGGGGGGTGGCTGGGTATTGGATTGACGGGGGTAGAATTGGAACGGAAGAACATATAGTTCACGGCAAAGAAGCTGGCAAATTCCAGCCTAATGGCGGTGAAACGATAAAAGATTATCATGAAGTTCAGGGGCGATTTCCAGCAAATCTGATTCACGATGGCAGTGATGAGGTGCTGGAATTGTTTCCGCAGACTGGCAAATCAACAGGCGGACGCATTGGCAACAAGGGTTCTGCCCTCAACATGATGGGAACGAACTATGAAGCTGGCGACCCTGGCTATGGCGACTCTGGTTCGGCAGCTCGATTTTTTTATTGCGCAAAGGCAAGCAGAGGCGAACGCAATGCTGGGCTGGATATAGCCGAGCAAAACTTACACCCCACAGTTAAGCCTATTGCGTTGATGCGCTATCTTGCTCGTATCACTAAAACCCCTACTGGGGGAACAGTATTAGACCCGTTTATGGGCAGCGGCACAACAGGGATTGCATGCGCCTTAGAGGGGCGGGATTTTATAGGGATTGAGAAAGAGAGTGAGTATTACGAGATTGCAAAAAAGCGCATCGCATACTGGTCAGAACAACCCAAGCTGTTATAATCATTTTATCCACCAATTGAGAGGCATTCATGTCGTTAGAACTTATTTTAGACCAACTTAAAATCCCAGCGGTTGACAAAGCGGAGCTCCTCGCTGAGTATGGCGGGGTGGATGCAGATATTTGGAATGAGGAGCTTGAGGTTGTCGCAATGGCATTCCAAATTGACCAACCACCAAGTGGAGAACCACTACAATGCTCGCCCTGGCGGGAGATGTGGGAGGAGATGGTAATAAACGGCAAGCCTGTAAGGGAAGCCATCTCAGAAGTTACTGTTTCACTTCCCCCCAATCTGAGCTTAGCCGTAAGCGGGCTCATTACTTCAATGGCAGCGAAGCTTGGAACTAACTATCAGCGCCTCAAAATTGGTTCACGCTTCTCAGCTGCTCGCGCAAGACGTTTAGGGAATCCGCTGATAAATCCACCCGATCCTAAATTACAAGATGCGCTGGAAGACATCCTAACACCAGTAAAGGGGGTAACGGCAAGTGTAAGATACTCAAACTCGGAATCACTACTCCTTACCTGGTTGGACGAAAACGGAAAATTCATCCAGACGCCCGAAGGCGATTTATACTATCTTTGGCAAGAAAAACACAGACTGTTCGAGCTGGATACCGAGCGCTGGCATGCGTGGCTTCACGAACTAACGGGGATAAATCCAGCATCTAAAAGCTTTGCAGTATTTAGCAATGCATGTAAGACAGCAGCAATTCTGAACAGTGAAGTAAAGCGTGTGGTAAGGTTAGCATATTATGACGAGGACACACATTTGCTCTGGGTAAGCAGATTTGACGGCAAAATCTATTGTTTGAACGGAACTGACATAAAACTTCACGATAATGGCGATGCCCCAGTAATTTTTGACGATTTATTTATCTGGGAGCCTTATAACCCCGACTTCACCAATACCAACAACGCAACAGAAATAATCTCTTCAGTAGCAAACTGGAAAGAGCCAAAACACGCTTGGGCTTACCAAGTATGGACGCAAAGTTTATTCTTTAACGAGCTATGCCCAACAAAGCCTATAATGGTACTACTCGGCGAAAAGGGGAGTGGTAAGAGCATGACCATGCGCATCTTACTTAGATTGCTTTTTGGACAGTGGTCACAGGTCTCTGGTGTGCCAACAAAACCAGATGACTTCTCAGTAACAGCAAGCCACTATCACCTGTATGCGATGGATAACTTGGATTCAATGGAGCCCTGGCTACAGGACAAACTCGCACGCATTTCAACGGGCGCAATGGACGAGTATCGAAAATTATACACAAGTAAAGAAATGGGCATCCTCAAATATCGCTGCTGGATTGCTGTTACCGCAAGGACGCCAGACACTTTGCGTCGCGATGACCTTGCAGATCGCCTACTGATTTTACCCCTAAATCGTATCAGTGATGACGAGCGCAGTCGTGAAAGCTTATTTCTAAACGAAATTGACGAGCTGCGTAACTCTTGGTGGGGAGACATCCTAACAAACCTAAACGCTGTTGTGCGCGAACTGCAAAATGGGGGGTTGCCTTCAACATCTGCGCTCAGAATGGCTGACTGGGAAGCGTTGGGGCGCATCATGTCTATTCAAAGTGGCAAATTAGATTTGTGGGAGGAAATCGTAAAAGACCTGAAGCGCGCACAAAACAACTTCCTTGCAGATGGCGAAATTGTAGTTGAAGCGATTGATACTTGGTTAAATAGCAAAAGCTCATCGTTGATGAGCAGTGACAGTAACATTGAGCGCTGGGTAACTGCACGTGAATTATACACAGAATCCCAACAGCTATTGTTCAATGGAAACAAACCTGACAGCGACTGGCCTCGCAGTGTAAAGGCATTTTCAAAGCGCTTAAATAACATCAGAAGCGTGCTCGAAACCAGATATGGTATGGAAAGCCGAGTATCGCGAGGGCAAACACAATACATGTTTGTTAACAATTAAAACCTTATACAGAATATTAACAAAATGGCAAAAATGATGATTGAAAAACGAAAAAGTGGTGGATTTGGTGGATTTAAATGGCACTTCCTATTAAGTTACCCCTTTTCACCTATGGTGTATTTCCCTATATTCTACATCATTTCTTTCCCCTAACTTGTATAAGGTGTTAATAATTAATGCTAAGGATAAACTTAATGAAAAGTCATTTTAAATCCACCATATCCACCACGTAAAGCACTTTTAGACATGGAAAATAACCCAATTCAAGGAATTAAGCTCGAAACGGCACTTTACTTTACTCAGCACGGTATTTCGGTTGTACCAATGTATTTGGGCACTAAAATACCGCGCATCAAGTGGCGAAGGTATCAGCAGCAACCTCCTACAGAGGCGGAATTGTTAAGATGGTTTAGGATTCCGAGCAATGGAGCTGCGGTTACGGGCACTAACAATTTAACAATTATTGACTTTGACGAGGTTGGCGAATATGTACGCTGGTCTCAGTGGGTCTCTACTCAGGGCAGCTGGGTAGCAAAGACGATCCTACGAGACGCCTATAAGGTGAGGACGGCGCGCGGTTTGCATGTATATACCAGGTGCGTGAAAGAAATCAGGAATCTGCATATGGGAAAGATAGACATTAAGGGGCGCGGTGGATTGGTGATGTTGCCTGGATCGGTGCATCCCAGTGGGGCAGTATATACTGAGTATCAAGCAGGTGGGTTTCCGTCGTGGGAGAATTTGGCTGAGCTATTTCCTGCGGAAAAATTAAGGCTATTAGAACGAACTGACCGCCCGCCATACAGAGTAGAAAGAAAGGCGCCGAAGGAGCTGTCTGTAGCGGAAGTGTTGGACGGTAAAATCAGTGCTGATTTGAACGAGATAAAGCAAAGGTACAAAATTGAAGATTACCTCTCAAATTTGGTGTTCACGGGTGAACATTGGGCAATGACGCGTTGCCCATTTCATGATGATGACAATCCAAGTTTTTGGGTTGATACCGAGCAACAGATATGTGGGTGTTTTGCTGGGTGTACGGCGAAGCCAATGGATGTGATTGATTTGTATGCAAGGTTGAATAAAATTAGTGTGCAGGAGGCAATCGAGGAACTTAGTCAGAAATAAATCTTTTTTGTCTTGAAATTACGCTTAATTTGTGGTATGATAATAAAGTAGAAACAAATTAAGAAAGGATAAATAACATGAACCTACCAAATTTAATCGTCGCAGGGGTGCCACTTATTTTAGTCGTAACAGGTTTAGTACAATTTTTCAAGCAAAAGTTAGAATGGAGCGGTAAGAAAGCAGAGGTCTTAGCCTATGTACTTGGGCTGGTTATTGGCTTTGGCTACCATGTCTACTCAGCAGTTGAGCCTGTTATCTGGAACTTTAATTTCGTTTTTGAAGGTTTGATTTTTGGCGCTGCCATTGGGCTTGTGGCGACAGGTATTTACGACGCCTACGGGGATAAAACATCAAAGCCATTGGGGTAAACCATGCCCGCAACAACTGCAAC